CTACGAGCCTGTTTCTGACCTTTTGATCCTTGCTTACACCTCTTTATCCTCTCTATACAAGATTTAATATCTGTACCAAGCTGTATCTTGTTAGAAAGAGACGCAAGAGCGTTAATACCAGTATCTATACCTAAAACCTTGTTACCTTCTTTTTTAGGTAAGGTTTCGACTTCAAAACTAAATTGAACATACTTATCAGTAATAATATAACTATTTAATCTTTTACCAATAGAAGCTATCTTATTGAAATGCTTATGGAATTTAATGGGCAAATCTAAAATATGCTTATCTCCTACCGAAGCTATATGTAACCAAGCATCAAATTCAGTAGCCTCTTCTGACTCATTGAGATCAGCTATGGTGCAAGACACATACATTCGTTTGCCTTTATGTATAGGCATCTTCATCTTATCTGGTTTAGACTTCCATCTCTCTTTAGTTGCCTTGATCATGTCAATAGATTCACGGGCAGCAACTTTTCTCAACCTTGCAGATAGCCAAGTCTCTTTAGGAAGATCAACTATATCTTTAAGGAGTTCAGCTTTAGAAGGAGTTTCGTTCTTCCAAAAGTGATCTATAAAGATATTACAAACTTTACCATACTCTGCAAGGATAGATTGTAATTCAGCGGTTTTATGTTTTGTAGCAAACTTCAGACTACATTTAGTTGATCTTATTAGTTTCATCCTATATTCTCTCTATGTATTTTTCTTTTCTTTCCCACGCTGCTATTTTACCATCTGCTTCAGTTTCATGTGTAATAATAAAAGAATAGTCTGATAAGTCTTTTAAATCATTTGCTTCATTTATAGTTATTTCTTCATTGTTATGCGAGACTAAATATTTTTTATTGTTTACTATTACAAGCACTGCGGGTTTTTCTTCAGACTTTAAATCTGTATAATCTCTTTTGAAAAAAGCTCCTAATGCTTTAGCAAATATTCTTACATGTCGAGGATCAGACATTTCTTGACCAGATAATATAAAAAACTTAATGAAATCTTCTCTATTTAATTTTCCATCCAAAACAGCATCATATATAAATGTAGCGCAGTCTTGCCAAGTTATTTCTGGTTCTAAATGATGAGAGTTTTCAAAATCTAACATGTAACCATCTCTTTTTTCTTTCTTCTATTTTCCGCACTTCTTTTTCCATAAACTTTAGATGAAGACGAGGCTACTAAAGACATAATATCTTCAACTAACTCAGCTTCATAAGTTTTAGGTAGAGTCTCTTCTACAATAATAACTTCAACGCCTAAACTTTTAAAATATCTTTCATATATCAAATAGTTAAATCTTGTTAATCTATCTTTATGTTCTACTATAATTTTACATATCTTTCTCTTTTCAGCTACATCACACAACCTATGTAGTTTAGTTCTTGTATCAGACATACCAGAACCTACCTCTTCGAAGATATACTCTACTTGATACTTTTTCTTAATACAATATTCAAGAAGTCTGCCTTTTTGACGTTCTAAGTCACCTTTTTGTTTCTGCTCATGTGAGGAAACTCTACAATAAACAGCTACATTATTTTCATTAATACCATCATCTATACAGTCTTCAGATATACCTTGAAGTTTCTTAATATCAGATAATAAATATCTTCTATGACCACCAGCGGTTTTCTGTGGTTTCAGTTTATTAGTTTTATCCCAATACCTCAAAGTAGACTTATCCACTCCAAGAAGTTGAGATGCTTCAGATATATCTATAAGATTATTAGTCATTATCATCCTTCAGCATATCAGAAACAAGTTTACGGCTTTTGTCATAAATTTTCTGAAATTCCTCAATAGTAGGAACGTCATCAAGTTCTACTGGGTGAGGAAATATTCTTCCATCATCTAATTCAAACTCTGTTTTAGTAACTCTTACGACCATAGGCTTCTTCTCCATATTTAACCTTTCACTAAGTATTTATATTAATAGATTATTAATTTTACATAGTTTTTAATAATTTTTCATAATTTTTTAATCAACTGTTAGAACCTTTATAAATTGATCTTTTTTCAGGATTCAAATGTATTTTACTTTGTGATTTTATTCTACCATGACTTGTTGTTGTTGTACACATACCATATCCTGATAAAACGGACATACCACTACATGACAATGACATATTTACATAAAGAGAAATAGCATTATCTCTACCCACACAATGATTTAAACTTTTTTTATACATCATTATACGTCTTTTTAATGCGTTATCTTTTTTCCAAGTAAGAATTTCTTCGGCAACTAAAATAGCTTTAAAAATCCATTCTTTTATAGCATCCTCCGGCATTAAATGAACCTGACCAATTCCTACTTCTAAAATTTGACCCATTGCTTCTGTACCATTTGTAACATATCCATGAAAAATATTATTAACAATCATTCGTATTCCTTTTGATTCTTCATTATTAGATCTACTCATTATTATTCTCCTTTTCAACATCCACATATTCATGGACAGGGGTATGTGGAAATTCTATATAAACACGACTATCCTTGCTTGCGTAACAACATCCATCCGGTTCACGAAAAATCCTCCCTTCTCCATCATACACTCTTCCATCAGCTTCTTTGAACACATGACCAACTCTATTATTCTGCCACATGTTATCAGCAATTTCATTCCATTCTGTATCATCACCTGTAAGTGGGGTTAGTATATCATAACTTGCTAATTTTTTAAAATAATTGATACAATATGATCCTGAAACCCCGAATGACCCTGTTTATCAAACACTCGTAAAAGTTCAAGAACATTTTCAACCATCCATTTATTTGGATCTTCTTCGGTTTGATTCAAGTCATATCCAGAAAGTTCAAGTTCTCTCTTTGCATGCTTAATAATATCACTTTCTTCTTCTTTCCATTCTACAGAAATAGAATTTGGGCTTTCTACCTGATCTTCTATTTTTCCACACATGCACTCAATATTATCACAACAATCCATATTCATATTCATATTACCTCTTTTTCTCAATATATCAGACCTTCAATTGTTTTCATAATCCTTTCTCTATCTACTATCTCCTTTGATTCAACTATAAATATTTTACTATGATCTAATATCTTATCTAATACTGGTGATACATTCTCCCATTTCAATCCACCATGTGAACATCCGGGTTTGGGTAGCAATACGGACTCTAATTTATATAAATTACATATATCCATCAATTCATTAGCTGATCTTTTTATTAATTCTATTTCTGATTTTATTGCCCAACCCGGAATTTTTGAACATCCTATCATCTTATTCTTCAAACCTTCATTTGCAAAGCCAGGAAAATTTTCTTGAAATGAAAAATCAAATGAATCTCTTTTTGTTGGAAAAGAGAATATTGATGTTCCCTTTTCTATTGTCAGTAGCATAACATGATTTCCATATTTTGTCAACTTTTTTCCTAAACTAAAATCTATATTTGGATATCTACGTTTAGCCTCTCTTGCTATTCCAGCTCCCATTATATTTTTTCCACTTGAAGTTACATACCCATTAGTAGTTATGCATATAGCAGAAACTTCTCCTATGAAATCCCATACATTACAATGATATACATTCATTATTTACCATCAATTTAAAAAAATAAACCTATAACTTCTTTAATCTTTCCATTCATAATATTTAATTTATTCATTGGCTCTAATAAGATACTTATTTTATTTGTAAAAGTTTTCTCTACCTGTTTATTATAATCAATTTGAATAACCTTGTCAAATTCAGTAGGCCATCTAAGAAAGGCCATACTTTCAAATCCAAATTTATTCTTTTTTAAATATACAACCTTTACCTTTGTTCCATCAACTATATCTTCATATTTATCTTCCAACTTCAATATATTCAATAACGAACGATAATTAGCAACACTTTTTACATGCATTGGGGTTCCCTTTTTACATAAATTATTTACTCCTATATACTTTGATAATTCATGTACCCCTATATTAGTTGATATTTCTTCTGGTATAGATGCTAATAAATCTTTCTTAACCTTTTGTACTTTATCAGATATTTCGTAATCAGAAGATCCTTTTAATATCATTGTAATTATATCTTTTAAAAAGGGCCTTACAATTTCAGGTGTATCTGATCTGACAATTTCTAATCCAGTTGTCTTAATATAATCAACTGAAGCCCCTTCCTCTTCTATTATCCAACAAGAATATTTTTTCTTTTTTACAAAAAGAACTGATTTAGCAATAATCTCCTGTTTAAATTTTATACGAAAATCTGTTTCAGAGGAATTATATGTTTTTCTTTGTATTTCACGATATGATTTATCATTTACATTCTCTTCAATCACCTTTGCTACTTGTTTTATAATACTTATTTTCTTATCATCAGTAATTTGAAGCCATTTTTCTTTACCAATATTTTTTTCTATAAACAAACCAACATTTATGAACAAACTATCTGTATCAAATTCAGGAGTAGAGAACATAATCAATGTTCTCTACTTTTTTATCTCCTTTTGTAATCATATAATGAAACCATCCTTACATTTATTGATAGAACACTATTCTTTGATATTTTTCAATATTTCCTTTAATTCATCATTAGGATTGTTTAATAAATTATTTACTATTGATTCACCTGCTTTTATTGTCTGCCTTCCACAAGAAACGATGGCTTCAGCTATGTTTATATTGAAATATCTAAAGTATGGTGTAGCAAGAACGCCATATGTAGCATTTAGAATAATTTTTAAAGCATTCTGTAAACTATTATATCTGGCAATTTTTTCTTTTGTATCCTCAAGCATTTTACCTCTTAAATCAGGTAAAGATTTTTTTAGTTTTATCATTTTTTTCTTTACTTCAATTCTTTTATGAAAAGTATTTTTTTCCACGGTAGCAATAACACCCAATGGATTAGTAATAAAAACAGATCCACATGGAGCTATACACAATAATTTCTTTTTTAAAGCATTATTAAATAAATCAAGTCTTTTATTTGAAAATTCCATTTTTCCTATATTTTTCATCATTTGAAATTCTGGAAAATTTTTATTTCTTGAATAACTCATTACTTGATCCTCTGTCATACCAAGTATTCTACCATAATATGTTTCATTTGACATATTTAATGTAATGATAGCTGTTGGATACGAAGATGTAATATCTAAATCTATTACCCAATTATGCATACCAAGAATTGGAGATTTGACATAAGCAGCTTCATAACTTTCTTGTGTGCCACCATAAAAAGTGGGTGCACACATACCATTTCTTCTAAAATATGTAATAAACATACCTTCAATCAGAGCTGTTTGTATATGATAATACTTCATGGGTACTTTTGTAAGTAGCGATAATGTTTGAACTAATTTTATATATCCAAGTTTTTCTTCTAATTGTCCTACTCGTAATGAATCAATTACATTGTATTCTACATATAAATTCCAATCATCATGATATAGTTGACGTAAATCATTATATACAGAATAATCTACCTTTCCTTTCTTGAGTTCAAAGATAGATACATAATCAAGAGTATATCGTTCAAGTTTTTTAGGACTATACCATTTATATATATCAAGATAATCA